CCAATAAATACAATATCGTCACTGTATGGCATAGTATTTATATGCGCAGTTTTCTGGGAAAATATTAAAATGGCAGAAAAAGTAGAAATTGACATTCCGGGTATTGGCCTCATCGAAGCCAAAAATGCCGCCACGGAAGCTACCTTATTGGAAATACTAGATGTTCTTAAAGGCACCCAGAAAGACATTAACAAAGCTGCTAAAGATCAAAAAGCTAATTCTGGCAAAGCATCTCAAGGCCCAAGTGGTGACGGGCTAAGTCAATTTGATCAGCAGGCCAAAGGAGCAAGCAAAGGACTTAACCTATTGAGTAATGCTGGCAAAGCCGCCGGTATGGGAATGAACATATTGGGTCGTGGCGCTGGCATGGCTGCCGGCGGAATTGGTAAGTTAGGCGGTGGTGCAGTTATGGCCGCCGGCGCGGCATTTACTCTAGGTAAAATGGCTATGGGTGCTGCTACCAGCATGACTAGTTTGATTCAAGAACTAGCAAATGTTGGAGATAGTACAACAGCGGCAGCGGCAGCATTAAATCATATTCCTGTAGTAGGTGGACTGCTAGCAGGAGTATTTGGAGCTGTTGCCTCAGCGTCTGAAAATGTTGTTAAGAGTTATCAAACCGCAGCCAGTGTTGGAGCAACGTTTGGTGGCAGTGTTCAGGCAATGTCAGCAGCAGCCGGCGGCGCAGGAATGACTCTAGATCAATTTGCTGGACTAATAAAAAATAATTCAGAAAGTCTAATGCTGTTAGGTGGAACTACAGAAGAAGGTGCTAAACAATTTAGTAAGCTAGCCAAAGGAATCCAACAGAGTGAAGTTGGTAGTGAGTTACAAAGATTAGGTTACAGCACTGAACAGATCAATGGCGGCATGGCTAGATACATTGGTATGCTTGGTAAGACTGGCGCACTTCAAGGAATGAGCACACAACAATTAGTTACTGCATCCGGTGCATATATGAAAGAACTAGATGCTCTGGCAAAGATTACTGGTGTAAGTAGAGAAGAAAAAGAAAAAGAGCAACAGGCATTAATGCGTGATGCCAAAGTTCGCGCAGCTATGTCCGGTCTTGATGCAGAACAACAAAAACAAATGATGTCATACATCACTAGCTTTCCTAAAGAACAACAGGGTGCTATTGCTGATATGATTGCTACAGGTAATGTAACCACCGAAGAAGCCATTAAACTTCAAAGTATGTTACCCGGAGTTGCACAACAGACTATGCAGTTTGGACGTACACTGCAAGCCGGCGGTAAAATTAATCAAGACACATTAAATCAAGCTAAAAATTCTGCTATACTTGAAGCCAAAGACAGCGTAAAAAGAAACAAAGCCAGAGGTTTATATGATGCAGAAGCAGGAGCAACCTACGTTGCTATGGCAGACCTAGCTGCTCAGAAAGTTGATGGGTATAGTCAAGCTATTGGAGAGCAAGGTAAAGCTGTAGACAAAGCCAATCTAGCTGAAAATTTAACCAAAGCCAAACAGCGGCTAGCTGAAATGAGCAACGGTTTCCAGATGGCCCTAGCTAACAGCGGAGCATTAAACGGATTAATGGATGTGTTCAGTGCCTTTGCTGGACTAATAATGTCAACGGTAGTTCCTGTGTTTACAAATTACATAGTTCCTATTATTGTAAATTCAGTAGTTCCTGCATTGCAGGCAGTGTTTGCCATAGCAGGAAAAATAGCAGCTGGACTTAGTATGTTACTAATGCCAGCAATAGATGCAGTATCAGCTGCAATGGGGCCAGGCTCGGGATTAGGCGGAACTATAGAATTTGTAGACGGAATACTAAATGCAGTATTTCCTCCATTAGCCGCAATTGTGCGTGGTTCTATGATGGCGTTTGAAGGATTGTTAGAAGGTGTAAGTTTCTTAATTGCACCTATTAAACGACTATTTGGAGCGTTTGGAGAGTTAGGTGATACCGGCGACTGGCTAACTAAGACATTGTTATATGTTGGAGATGCTTTAGGTCAAAGTTTTAAGCTGCTAGGATTTATTATAGGTGGTGCAATAGATGTTGTTACTAGTGTTGTTCGTTGGTTTGGTGATCTAGTTAGAACCAGCGAAACATTAAGCGGAGCATTTAAATTAGTAGGTAGTGCTATTGATTTGATGCGGACTTATTTTAGTCCAGAAGGATTTAAAGCAATATACGCCAGTATAAAAGAATTCTTTATGAATGGGATCAGTGATTTCTTTAGTTCTTTTAAAGATGCTATGCTAGGAATGATGGGTGGATTGTTGCAACTTATTGGAAAAATACCAGGTCTTGGCAAGCTAGCAGAGTCTGGTAAAGAGATGGAAAAAGAAGTTGAAGACCGTAAAAAAGCTCGAGAGGAAGCTGCCAAAGAAAGAAAAGGTGAAATCAATCAACTTCATCAGGCAGCAGTTGATGAAAAGAAAGGCCGTGACAAAAAGATAGAAGGGCATCAGTCTGCAATTAAACAAGACTCAAAAGCCTTCTCTGATAAAAAGATTCATTTACAAAATATGGGTGGGCTTAATCAAGAAGAAGAAGACGAAAAGAAAAAGAAACTTGCTGAAGCTAACGGCGAAACTGTTGATATGAGTGATCCTATAAAGATGCTCAAGTCGTTTGCTGCAAAACAAAAAAGTGCATTTACACAAGAAGCAAAAGCTATTGAAGCTAAAGAAAAATCTCAATTAGAATTAAATTCAGCTAGCGAAGAATTAACTAAAGCTCAAACTGAATTAAACAAAGCTGGGTCAGAAGCAGAAAAGAAAGCAGCAGAAGAAAAAGTCAAATTAGCTTCCGACCGAGTAAAGAAAGCATCTAAAGCAGATGAAGAAGCAGATGACAACGCTAGAAAAGCAGCCGAGCGTATGAAACTGGCCAAGCAAGGCAAAGACCCTGGAGCAGTTGCAGAAGGTAAAGCCAAAGACGAAAAGAAAACTGAAACAGGTAAACCAGAAGATAAAAAATCAGAATCGCCGGGCAAGCCATCTAGTTCTTCAGGACCGCAAGAAGGTCTTAAAACAGATGCAGCTATGGCCAAGTATCTACAGACTATTGCATTAATTGAATCTGGAGGAGATAAAAATGCCAAAGCTGGTACAAGTTCTGCTAGCGGCATGTTCCAGTTTACTGAAGGCACATGGAAACAAATGACTAAAGAAATGGGCAAAGACTATTCTAAAGATGATCGTTTTGACCCAAAGAAAGCATCCGAAGTTGCTGAGTATTTTAGTAAAAAACAAAAAGCACAGATTGAAAAGTCTACGGGCCGAGAAGCAGGTATGACTGACATGTATATGGGACACTTCCTTGGAGCAGGTGGCGCAAGTAAATTCTTAAAAGCCAAAGATCAAGATCCAAGCCAGAGTGCTGCGGCATTGGATCCGGCAGCAGCAAAAGCCAATAAAAATATCTATTATAACAAAGAAGGTAAAGAACGTACAGTTCAAGAAGTCTATGATCTAATGGATAAAAAAGTTAAAGCACAATCTGAAAAAGTAGAAAAAGGAAAAGTCAACGCAGATGTTGCTGCCATTGGTGGTGGAAATTACAAACCTGGAACAAAAGTAGATCCGGTTGCAGAAGGAAAACCAAAACCACAAGACACTAAAACTGAAGGCAAACCTGATGATGCCGCAAAAGCAAGAGCAGATGCTGCTGCTAATGATCCTCGTAGAACAGATAAACCAGTTGCGCCTGCAGAAACTAATAAACCAGTTGCACAAGCAGAAACTAAGAAAGAAGAAACTACACAAACCCCAGTTGGATCAATGCAGTCACTAGTTAAAGACGGTATTATGCCTTGCACTATTGCTTTCCAAGACTTAGTAAAGAAAGGCATTATGCCTATGTTAACTGGAACACAGGTTAAAGGATTAGATAAAGGTGCAGTTAAACCAGAAACTAGTCTAAGCCCCGGCGAAGAATTAGTTAAAGCAACTGCTGAAGCACAGGCTAAAATGGCACAGGCACGCGATCCGGGTACTGGTGAGTTGCTAAGTGCTGCTAAAGACTTATCAAAATCATCTGAAGTACAAACTGCCCTTGCACAAAATAAATCAAGAGGCATGTACGATAAAGATGCTGGTAAACAATATGAAGCAATGGCTAAAATCCTTGATGATCCTCTTTCGTCAATTGCTGATCTATCAAAACTAGATATATCAAAAGCTGTACAGCCTAAAAACATGAAGGCATCTGAGTTTGAAACTCCAAAAACAGAAATTGTAGCTCAAAAAGAAAAAGAAGCTCAAGAGAAAGCAGCATTAGAAAAACAACAGGCAGAAAACCGAGAACGTCTCAAGCAAGAAGAAACAATGGCTATGAACGGGCCTATGAATCAAAACAACGGCACTGGAAGTCCTATTGACTTAAATACAGCATTAGCTGAATTAATTGCTATCAGTAAGAGAACTGCTGATTTGAATGAAAAACAACTAACTGTACAAAGCAGTTTAAGCGGCGATCTATTTGCCTAATTTGGAAACATAATGAGCTGGAAAAAATACTTTACACCGGTAAACGCAGAAAACAAAAGTTCAATGAGCCCTATGGGCAACGGTGGTCGTATGGGTCCCGCCCGTGCAAACTATTCAAGCTACCTGCCTGATATCTACGCAGGAACACCCAATCGTATTGAACGATACATGCAGTACGATACCATGGACATGGACAGCGAAGTTAATGCTGCCTTAGACATCCTAGCAGAGTTTTGCACACAAAAAGACAAAGAAAATGCCACTCCGTTCCATGTTTACTTTAGAGGTAAACCCACAGGAACTGAAACAAAAATCATTAAAGAAAGTCTGCAGAAATGGACCAAACAACAACAATTCGAAACTAGAATATTCCGTATTATCCGTAATACATTTAAGTATGGAGACTGTTTCTTTGTAAGAGATCCTGAAACTCAAAAGTGGTTATATGTAGATTCAGCTAAAGTTAGTAAAATTATTGTTAACGAAAGTGAAGGAAAAGTACCCGAACAATACGTTATTAAAGATATTAATTTTAATTTTAAAAATTTAATTGCAGTTACACCACACGGTACAACCAATACACAACCAAGCGGAACCAGCAGCTACACTAGTGGTGGAAGTCAAGGCAGAGGCATGGTAGGTGGCTCAGCACAACCTCCAGGTACACGCTTCCACAATCAAACAAACGAAGTAACTATTGATGCAAAAGACGTAGTACACATCAGTTTATCAGAAGGTCTAGACACTAACTATCCGTTTGGTAATTCATTACTTGAATCAGTATTCAAAGTCTACAAGCAAAAAGAATTGCTTGAAGATGCTATCATTATCTATCGTATACAACGTGCCCCAGAAAGACGTATTTTCTATGTAGACGTTGGAAATATGCCAGCACACATGGCAATGAGCTTTGTTGAACGTGTTAAAAACGAAATCCAACAAAGACGTATTCCAAGTGCAACAGGTGGCGGCAACAATGTAGTAGATAGTAGTTACAACCCTCTAAGCGTCAACGAAGACTACTTCTTTCCGCAGACAGCAGAAGGTCGTGGATCAAAAGTTGAAACACTTCCGGGTGGCACTAACCTAGGCGAAATTACAGATTTACGTTATTTTACCAACAAGTTATTCCGTGCCCTACGTATACCAGCAGCCTATTTGCCCACAGGTATTGAAGAGTCTAGCAACGTGGTCGCTGACGGAAAAGTAGGTACTGCCTACATTCAAGAACTGCGTTTTAACGAATACTGCAAACGCTTACAAAGTCTAATTGTTGAAACTTTTGACTTAGAATTTAAGATCTGGCTAGACAAAAACGGTGTTAACATAGACAGCGGATTATTTGAATTAAAATTTAACACACCTCAAAACTTTGCTGCTTATCGCCAAGCAGAGATGGACACAGCTCGTGCTTCGACATTTGTCAGCTTACAAGAACTTCCGCATCTCAGCAAGCGTTTTGCCCTAAAACGTTTCCTAGGACTCACAGACGAAGAGATCAAAGAAAATGAAGCAATGTGGAAAGAAGAGCAAGGTAACAATCTTGTACCAGCACCAGATAGCTCGGGATCTCTACGTAGCGTAGGTGTAAGCCCAGGGGGTATGGCTGCAGAACAAGCAGGACAAGATGCAGAAGCACCAGAAGATATGGCAGCGGCTGCAGAAGCAGGCGCAGCGGCTGCACCTGATGCAGCGGCAGGTGCCGCTCCTGCCGCTTAAATATAAATACAAGATGCTTCTAAGAGAATTTTTTTATTTTAACGACAACACTAATGACTTTGCTCAAGATCGTCGTTACGATTCTTCTCGCGATTCATCTGTATTAGAAAAAGGCGATACCCGTAAGATCAAACTTACCTTACGCCAAATTAACTCACTACGCCATCAAACTGAAGCACACGAGTTTGAAGCTGAATCTGAGTTACAATTTATAAGACAGATGTATGGCACACAAGCACCTGCAGAACAGCCCGCAGCATAACGTAGCCTTTGTACTAGGCAACGGAAACAGCAGATCCAAACTTAACTTAGCATCAATTAAAGGTCGAGGAACAATCTACGGCTGTAATGCACTTTATAGAGAGTTTGATCCTGATTTTTTAGTAGCAGTTGATACTAAGATGGTCAACGAAATTATAGCCAGCGGCTATCATAAAGATCATCAAGTTTGGACAAACCCTAACAAAGGTATTACTAGCAAAAGTAATGTAAACTTCTTTAGTCCACACAAGGGGTGGAGCAGTGGCCCAACAGCACTTTGGTTTGCTAGTCAACAAAAGTTTACACAAATTTATATTTTTGGATTTGATTATCAGGGAGTTGATGGAAAGTTTAACAATGTCTATGCTGATACATTTAACTACAAAAAAAGCAACGATGCGGCAACATACTTTGGTAACTGGCTCAGTCAAACTGAAAAAACAGTTAAAGAAAATCCAACTATTAATTACTTTAGAGTAATGACACCCGGTGCATTTGTTCCCGATAAATTACAGGGAATTCCAAACTTACAGCACATAACTTTCGATAACTTCGAGCAAAAATTCAAGGGTAGTACTTATACTACCGAAAACCTTCAAAATACTATCATTTAACCCCCTTTTTTTAAATGCGTAGTAAATAACTTACAGCCTAACAATCAAGGAGAATACGCTATGGCAGATAAAAATATTCTTGAGCAGATGCTTGGACATCTGGTCAACGACGACAAACAAAAAGCAGAAGAACTATTTCACGAATACGTGGTAGCTAAATCTCGCGAAATCTACGAAACTCTTATCGAAGCAGAAATGACCGATGAGGAAGATGACGAAGAAGTAGACGAAGCGGCTGATGACGAAGATGCCGAAGAAGACAAAGTTGATGAAAACTTTGAAGACATTGCCTACGAAGGTGGTGACGAAGAAGGCGGTTTTGGTGGTGATGCCACTGATGATCTAGCCGGTGAATTAGACGCCGGACACGAAGGCGAAGAAGGCCCAGAAGAAGAAAAATCTGAAGAAGAACTTTTCATGGACCTAGACGCTATTGTTGACGAACTACAAGCTAAATTTGACGCACTAAAAGGTCACGAAGGTGGCGAAGAAGAAATGGGTGGCGAAGAAGAAATGCCAGAAGAAGGTTTTGGCGACCCAATGGAAGCAGAACTAGCAACTGTACGTGAGTACGTTGAGAAAGTTCCAGCTGGCCACGGTGCAGAAAAGAAAGGTCAAGCTGAAAAAGCTGACGGTTCTTCAACTGGTTTAAAGTTTAGCAAGAATGATATGGGCGGTACAGCAGCCAACATCCTAGGCGGTAAAAACGGTAGCGATGCTGGTATGCAAGGTATGTCCGGAGACCTAAAAGGTACAGGTCTTTCAAAAGGTAAGCCACAGTTACAAGACGGTGGCAATGTAAATACTCCTGGTGCTAAGAACGGTAATGCGTTCTCTAAGAAAGAACCAGGTCACGGTGCAGAGAAAGCTGGTTCTAAAGAATCCGCTGACAAAGGCGCCGCAGGTCTTTTCCGTGGTCGTAGATAATAGGACGTGATGGTGAAAAATTACCTTAGCGAACACTTGAGTTTCGACCAGGCACAGATTGTCTTGGAGAGCGAGGATGAGGGCGGCAAGAAGTCGCTCCATCTAAACGGGATTTGTATTCAGGGTGATATCCGTAATGCAAATCAACGTATATATTCTTCGCAAGAGATTGGCAAGGCTGTCAAAACGCTTAACGAGCAGATCTCTGGTGGATATTCTGTTCTAGGGGAAGTTGATCACCCAGCAGATTTAAAAATCAATCTAGATCGTGTTAGTCATATGATTACCAAGATGTGGATGGATGGTCCTAACGGCTACGGAAAAATCAAAGTACTACCAACTCCAATGGGTCAGTTAATTCAGACCATGTTGGAGGCGGGAGTAAAATTAGGAGTTTCAAGCAGGGGTTC